TAATGAGACTTCGACACAACCTATTATAGACGAATGACTAGCTTAGAGAAACTGTATTGTGATCATAAGTCTTCTTATGGTAATCCTTTATGTGAGGGCTGTAGTATTTTACAGCAAAACAAGCCCTGCCACTCCGTTTTTGATCATGAATCTATAGATAAAGGGGATGTTCTCTTCTTGTCTGAGTCTTATAGATTTAGGTTCGGTAAAGTATTCCCTTTTACAGACCGAGAGAAAGAGACCATTAAGAGATACTTCCCTTATAAGTGCGTCTTCTCTACTGCGATCAAGTGCCCTTCCGTAAAGGAAGTAGACATGTCTCCCGATAATATGAAAATATGTAGGCAGCACCTAGAGGTTACTATTGATGCCGTTAAACCTATACTAGTTTTCGTGTGTGGGAACTTGGCAATGAAGATGCTCATTAAGAAGAGCGGCATTACCGATAAAAGAGGCAAGGCTTTCCCCTATGAAACCAGCGAGGGCCATACATGCACAGTTATCCCCATTTTTCACCCGTATAGCGTAGCCAAGGAGCCTCGACATGAGTATTTGTTTGAGGCAGACCTTAAAAATGGGTACGAGAAATATGTGCTAGGCAAGACTAGTGACGGTGATTTTACCTACAAAGTCTTAAGTAGTATTAAAGATGTAGAATCTCTAGTCGAGACCTTGCAGGTAGAAGGGGTTACTATGGCTGTTGACATTGAGACTACGGGGCTTAACTTTCTCACGGATAAGATCCAAACCATAGCAATCTCTTCTGGTGATAGCAACTGGGTTATACCTTGTGACCATAAGGACTCTCCCTTCAGAAAAGGGCAACCTCATTACGCTAAGATGTGGGTTGCTTTGCGTAAGATTTTGGAGAACCCTATGACGCGCAAGGTATTTCACAACGCTAAGTTTGATCTGAAATTCCTAGTGAATCATGGTATTTATACTAAGAATGTGTGGGATACTAAGATTATGCATCACCTTATAAATGAAAATGTCCCCAAGAGTTTGATGGACTTAGTGAAACTTTACTTCCCTGGAGAACTGGAGGACTTCTAATGCTTACGGTTAATAATCCTAACTCATTTGATTGGGAGAACATAAACTATGAGGACTGTTGTGAGGGTAATGCTAAGGACTCTTACTTTACTTTAAAATTGTTCCATCTTTTTGAAGAGAAGCTTAAAGAGTTGAAGATGCATTATATGTATGAGAATCTGTTGTCTCCTGCCGCTCCCGTCTTTACGGAAATGGAGTATGAGGGGCTCCATATCGGTTCAGATAAGCTAGAGGAGTTAGGCAGAGTTCTTAAGGGGGTTAATGTGAACAAAGAGGACTCCCTTTATACCTTTGAGGGTGTAAAAAATACTGACAATTTATCCTCAAACAACGATCTGATTGACATATTATACACCAGGGAGGATAGCTTTGGCTTGTATCCCCCTGACAAAACTGCGAAGGGCTCCCCCTCCGTCTCAGCACCCACACTTAAAATTCTTCTAGAGCAAATTGAATCCGAACTGAGTAAAAGAAATGGGTAAAAAGTGGAATCACAGGGATGAGGGGAAGAGGATTAGCAAGTCTGTAATCGAGGCTAAGTCTACTAAAGAACTACACGCTGCTAGGGATTTCCTAAGTTCTTTCTTAGAGCTACGCAAGTCTCAGAAGCTAGAGAAAACTTACATCAAAGGAACCCAGAACGCTTTGGAGTACAATGGCTCTGATAAAGTGTATGTAGATTACAGACTAGACGGGACAGCTACTGGTCGCTTAAGTTGCGCTGCATATAATGCGGCTAAACCTATGGGCGTGTCTTTCCACACCTTACCAAGAGAGACCTCCACCAACATCAGAAGTATCTTCGTAGCTCCTCCAGGAAATTCTTTCGTCACGGTCGATTACGCAGCCATGGAGCTTAGAGTTTTAGCCCATGTAGCCAAGGAGGGGAATATGCAAAACGCTTTTAACTCTGGGCAAGATCTCCACACCTATACTGCGAAGCTCCTATTTAACAAGGAGAAGATTACCAAAGAGGAACGACAAATCGCCAAGACCGTTTCGTTCTTAATTGTGTATGGGGGAGGACCCTTTAATCTCGCTGAAACCATGCGGATCCCTATGAAAAGGGCTGAACATATTATTGATAGCTACAAAGATGTGTACCCAGGAGTCTTTGTGTACATGGAATTTGTTAATAACTTTATAAAGGATAATGGATATGCGTATACTATTTTTGGGAGGCGTAGGAACCTGCCTGATGTGGGGTCTTCTGATTTTTCTGTCATCAACCGTGCGTTCAGGCAAGGACTCAATTTTACCATTCAAAGTACCGCATCTGATATCCTGTTGTGTGGTTTATTGGGTATCTCTCGTCGTTTTCTTAATGATAACCTCTCTGCTCGAATAGTCTCAACTGTACACGATAGTATTGAGATAGTTTGTCCTCATGAGGAGGAGTCTATAGTATGCGAAATTGTATACGATGAGTTAGTTAATTATCCTTATATCAAGAAGCACTTTAATATACACTTTGATGTACCTTTTAGTATTGATTTAGAGATAGGGGGATCATTTGGTGAAGGAGCCCCTGTTGAATTTAAAGAGGGAAAGATTGTATGAAAACTTTATTATTAACAGATCTTCATTTTAATACTAAGCCGTTGGGGATTTTAAAGGCTCAAACTCGATGCGTATTGAGTATCATAATAGAGGAGGAACCTGAAGAGGTGATTATCTTGGGAGACCTAATGATGCATAGGAAGCCTACTCCTACGGTACTCCTTGCTCTAAAAGAGGTTGTTGATTTTCTTTACGAAAAAAGAATACCTCTAATTATTTTACGAGGAAATCATGATAGTGAGACCAAAGCTGACGATGGTGTTACAGCCTTAAGCCTCTTTAGTTATCACGCTAAGGTGGTTACTCAAACATGGTTTGATTACAAAACAAAGAGGGCATTTATCCCTCATTATGAAAATGAAGAAACAATTAAAAGACACTTGGAATCTATCACTCCAGGCTATACGGTATTCGGCCACTTTGGTTACAGTGGTTGCCTTAATTCCGTGGGGGACGCTGATTTTCATATCATGCTTGGTAATTTTACTACATGTACTTATTTGGGACACATTCATAAGTATTCTCAAAAAGATAATGTTACTATCCTCGGAACCCCTTATACTACCAACTTCGGAGAGTGTGGAAAAGAAAACCTCTACGGACTCCTATACTCAGATGGATCTGTAGAGTTTAAACCAGTAAAAAGTGGGCCAAGGCATCTTGTTGTAGATCACAGCCAGATTGCAGACAAGTTAGAATATATTAACGATCCCAACTGGTTTACTCTACTCCGAATACTTATTGATAGTGATGCTTCCCCCATACCTTATGATGAATTGGAAGTAGGCTTCTTGGATATAAAATGGAAGCCCTCCTTTGATGAAGATCATTTAAGTTCTTATCAACCGAAACGGGATTTGTTTTCTATAAATGAAATGATTGTTGAAGATTATATTGATGCTGCTCAGACAAACCTGAAGCGTGAGGATATTATGGAAGGGTACAGCCTACTAAAGCATGAAGATTAAGCAGTTACGCATTGAGAATTTTTATTCTTTTCGGGATGCCACTATAGATTTCTCTTCCTATGAAGGTATTACGGTAATCAAAGGAAAGAATAAGGACACGGGGGGATCTAACGGTGCTGGAAAGAGCGTTCTTGTAGAGGCTGTCTTCTTTGCTTTAACAGGTAAAACTATACGCAAGTCTACTGAGGACACCCTAGTAAATAATAAAGCTAAACGCAAATGCATGGTGGAGATAGAGTTAAATAATGATATCCGCATTAGGAGGTACAAAAAGCCAACTAAGTTAGAGTTCTTTATAGGCAAAGAAGATCTCACACAAGAGAGTGTGACCGCTACGCAAGAGCTTATTAATGAGACCCTAAATATTAACCACAAAGTTTTACTAGCTTCCATGTTCTTTGGGCAAGCATCTACTGTAAGTTTTTTAGATTGCTCTGCTGACGATAAGCGTGTAATCATTAGAAATTTTCTGAATCTGGATGAGATGTTTAAGATGCGCGACCGAATAAAGTCTCACAAGTCTCAGTTTTATCAGGAGATGAAGAAGCAAGATGCTATTATACTAGAGCATCAAAGCACTATTTCTGATATAAATAACAAGGTAGCTCTTATAAATAAAGCTAAAGAGCAACATAAAGATTACCCTTTAGATCTTAATCTTCAGGATATCATTAGAGAGGAACGCTCTCGCTCTGAGATACGGTATGAGATTTCTCAACAAAACAGGAGCGTGGATTCGATGTTAGAAAGAGTGTCCCTTCTTAAAGAAGAACTAAATATACCCTTAGAGGACAGAAGGTGTCCCGACTGTGAGCAGGTTTTAACTAACAGAACGGATACTAAGATAGAAAAAGAGATTGATGCAGTAAGCTTAGTTATTTCTGAGACTAGAAATTCTGTTAAGGATCAAGAAGCTTCCATACCTGAGGTAAAAATTAGCTCTTCGGAGTACTCATCGTTCTTAGAGTACCGAGATCTCTGTAGGGATTCTTCTAATTATTTGTCCCTTAAGGATACTCTTAAAGAAAAAATCAATAAAGCAGAGGGTGTAAAAGTTGAGAATAAAACCTCCTACGAAGTTATGCGATTTTGGGAGAAAGCTTTCTCTGAACATGGGATAGTTAAATATATTATACGAAATATACTTGATTATTTTAATAAAAGGAGCAATTATTACCTTTCCTATCTATCTGAAAACAAATATTTTGTGGAGTTTGATGAGGAACTGTCTGAAAAAATAGAGACTAATGGCTCTATCATCCCCTACATATCTTTATCAGGCGGGGAGAAACGGAAGATTAATCTTGCTGTATTATTAGCACTAAAAGACCTCCTTCTCTTCACTGATAAGCACCAGTGCAACCTACTCTTCTTTGATGAAGTTGCTGAGAATCTGGATGAGGAAGGGGTACAAGGACTTTATAACTTATTACAAGAAATTAAGAAGGACAAAACTGTTTTTGTTATTACACATAATAAATATCTTAAAACCCTTTTGGATTCTTCCCCTCGTCTCTCTATAATCAAAGAGCTAGGGACCTCAAACATACTGGAGAAATAGACATGGCATTGGCGCAATTAAATAAACTAGGACAGGAAATTTTTGAAGAACGGTATGCGTATCCTGGCGAAACCAAATGGAGTGATAGAGCCAAAGTGATTGCTCACATCGTCGCTTCAGCAGAGAAGGATGAGGACAAAGAAAAAATTGAAAAAGCAATCTATGATGCGGTCGGTTCTGGGGACCTTATTCCAGGGGGTAGAATTATCTTTGGTGCTGGTCGCAACCGTGGGAATCATAATTTGCTTAACTGCTATGTTATTATTCCAGAGGATAGTGTTGATTCCATTGGAAAAACTGTCATGGATATGTACAAGATCTCCTGTGCAGGTGGAGGAGTAGGGTTTAATGTTTCAAAGATTCGACCTAAGGGAGATGACATTGGAAGCGTAACTAATTCAGCCCCTGGATCAGTTTCGGTTCTTAAAATGATTAATGAGGTAGGTGAACATGTACGAGCGGGAAAGAATAGGAGGACTGCTCTTATGGGTATCCTTAATGTTACTCATCCAGACTTGCTTGATTTCCTCCATGTTAAACTTGACAAAGGAGAACTCAACAATTTCAATATCTCCGTAGCTATTACTGAAAGGTTCTTAGAAGCAATTGAGTTAGATGAGGATTGGTATTTTACTTTTAACAACAAAGAGTATCATGCGTTTGATGTAGCTGTAACTAACGGTAAGCAGGGGCTTAAGGAACACATTCAAGTTATCGGACTGGATGAAGAGGATGTACTGCAAAGAGCTAATAATTTTTATAAGGTTCATTGGGAAGATGAATTCGAGATCATTTGCCAACGAGATATTAAGGCTCGTAAATTATGGGAAGTTATCTGGAAGAACTCTGTTGAAACAGGAGACCCAGGGATCTACAACATAGACCTAGCAAATAAATATACAAATGTTTCGTACTTTGAAAAACTTGATTCAACTAATCCCTGTGGGGAAATCTCTTTGCCATCTTATGGGAATTGTTGCTTGGGGAATATTAATCTTAGCAACATGGTATTGGATGATGGAAGTGATGTAGACTGGAAGAGGTTAGCCCGTACCGTTAGGACAGGGGTTAGGTTTCTAGATAATGTATTGACAGTTAATACTTTCCCTACGGATGAGTGCAAAAAGGTTGCCCAAAAGTCTAGGCGAATTGGGTTGGGGGTTACTGGTCTACATTATATGTTTATTAAATTAGGCATTCGCTATGGTGATGAAAAATGTTTGGAGTTTCTTGAGAGGCTCTTCAGCACTATCCGTGACGAGGCATATAAAATGTCTATCTACTTGGCTAGGGATAAGACTCCTTTTGCCGAGTTCGATTATAAGAAATACTTAAATGAAGATTACGCAAAAACGCTCCCTGCTAGGATCAGAATGCTTATCAAGAGGCACGGTATTAGAAATGCTGTCATGCTTACTATACCTCCTTGTGGTACTATTAGTATGCTGCATGGGGTTTCTAGCGGTCTGGAGCCCATCTTCTCAGCTATGTATAATAGAAGATACCGACACGCTAACACATGGAAGGAGCAGTTGGTAGTGGACCCCTTGTTTCAAGAGTATTACGATTTAGGCTTACCCTTAGATAATTTTGTGGGAGCTTATGATGTAACCCCTGAAGACCACATAAAAGTTCAAGCTACTGTGCAAAAGTTTATTGATTCGTGTATCTCTAAGACGATTAACCTCCCTGCGGACTCTTCAACCGAGGAGTTCTCACAAGCGGCTTTGGACTACGCACCTTACCTGAAGGGCTTAACAGTATACAGGGCTGGCTCAAAGGGGAACGAGCCTTTAGAGGCAATACCCTTAACTGAGGAAAACATTACTAAATATATGATGGGACCTGACAACCCACAGGCAACTGCAACTGGTGATAGTTGTTCAATGGTTGAAGGTCAGTGTTAACTAGAATGGAGATTATATATGTTTAAAAAAATGAATTTTGTTTCGTCTATCCTATTTAAGGATAGGTTTAATGTCCCCTTTATGGGGCATCGGATGAGCCTAGCTGAGATTTTGTTTAGCTTAGGTCTTTTAGGTGGTGTAGCTTACATCCTAGCACCTCTGCTGTAGATGCCCGTGGGGAAGCAGTTTATAGAGTGGGAGGGGATAAAGCTAATTATTGAGGAGAAATCTATGAAATCAAAGAAGAACCAATTCAACACCCCTCCTCTTGTAAAAAGAAAACCTTTTAAAAGAAGGGACGATCAAGTAACAAGGGAAACTATTGCGCTTGCTATCCTCTACGCTACTCTAGGCTTCGTAGGTATCTACGCATTAATAAACTGGTTGGGTTAAATGGCTAAGTACGATTATATATGCAGGGAATGTGATATGGTATGGGAGGAGGACTTTCCTTTCGCTAAGGCAGAGAATACTATTCCGTGTCCAAACTGTGATGCATCATCTCCTAGGTATTACGGAGATCAAATCCCTACCATTCACTTTGATAGGAATGATACTGATTTCCATTCTGTAAAGGCTAGTAGGAGGAAAGCCCCCGTTCAGGACTTTAAGGAGTGGCAGAACACTGAGGCTAGAAAATCCGAAGACAGGCAGAACGAAGGATGGAGACATTACTCAGAAATGAAGATTAACCATGAGCATTGGGCCAAAAAAGGTGTAGCTCGATACATGGGAGACAAAGAAAACTCAGAAAAGAACGAAAGTGCTAGAAAAATCATGCGCGATCACTATGATAACTCGAACCTCAAGGCTTCGGACCTTATACTAAACAAACCTAACATTACCCAGGGAACGACCAATGTGGATCGTTCTCAGGGATAACAAAAAACAACGATGGCTTACAATTTCTCGGAAAATATCCAGAGGGGTATTTTATATCTTCTCAAGTCTAATAAAGACTTCTACGCTCAGATCGTTAACCTAGTTAAAGGGAATTATTTTGAATACCCTACACACTCTACTCTTTTTGGAGTAGTAAAGAAGCATTACGAGAAGTATCATTCTCTTCCTAATGATGATTTTATTATTCAGGATGTAAGAGCGCAGAAAAGAGATGGCGAACTCCTCTCTGATTTTGAGGATGAACTCTTCCGCATTAATAATTTAGACACTTCTTCTCTAGATAACCCTGAGTATTTCCTTGATCTTATTGAGGATTTCGCTAAGAAGGAAGCCATGAAGCAAGCCATCCTTCAGTGCGTTACCTTCATTAAGGAGGATAGGATTGAAGAAACGGAGGAGGTTGTTCGCAAAGCTTTAACCGTTAGTAGAGATGTTGATACAGGACAAAACTATTTCACGGATTTTAGTGACCGCTGGAGGAGGATGCTAGATGTTAGCTCCAAGACTAAGTTTAAAACTTTCCTCCCTTCTCTTAACAATGCTCTGGAAGGGGGTTTAGGATCTAAGGAGTTGTCCATGGTGGTTGCGCCTCCTGGGGTAGGAAAGTCTTTGTTCCTAGTTAACCAAGCAGTTGATTCTATGATGGAGGGGCGAAAAGTTCTTTATGTTTCTTTGGAGATGTCGGAGGATAAAATCGCACAGAGGTTTGATTCTGTTATGACCCTTATCCCGCAGTCCAGGCTTGGAACAGACCCCACCTCCGTTCAGGAGCGTCTAGACATATTCTCTAACAATTTTCCGAATAGTAAGTTAATCATTAAGGAGTTCCCTACAGGGAATGCTTCTGTTAATAATATTAGATCCCTTCTTGTGCAGCTTAAAAACTATGAAGACTTTGAACCTGATGTATTAGTGGTAGATTACTTAGAGCTTCTTCGTCCCACTAGAGAGGTGTTAGCGGAGTACCATGCCCAACAGAGGATTGCGGAAGAGCTAAGAGGGTTAGCTGTGCAGCATGATTTCTTAGTGTGGACAGCGACCCAAACTAATCGCCAAGGTAGATCCGTTAAACTCATTACCGATGCGGAGTTGGCTGATGCCTATGGTAAAATTAGAACTTGCGATTTTGCGGTATCTCTTAACCAGACCGAGGAAGAGTTTGATGAAGGCTCCATGAGGGTGTATGTTATGAAGTCTAGGAACAGTAGGCAGAGGTTTATTGTACCTATGGAGGTCGATTATGGTGTACTTAGAATGCAGGAGGTTGCGATATGAAATCCACCCACATTTTTGAACTCATCTCTACTAATGAGACTCTTCAAACTGTCAATGCTGGATGGGCTGTATTTACTATCAAAATAGTAAAAGGTCTTAAATCAGCCAAGACTAACTGCTGGGGCACTTGTGATTTTGATACTTACGAGATTCATATGGAAGAAAAGATGGAGGATGGACCAGCCCGTGAGACCCTTTTCCATGAGATCTGCCATGTCTTGTTAGAACTCTGTGGGATGGGGGGAGAAGGTGAAGGAGAAAATGAGGAATTTATTTACGCTTCCAATGAAAAAATCACTATAACAATGTCCCGAGCGATGATGATGTTCGCTCGACTCAACCCCGAACTAGCTAAAGAACTACTACTATGAACGAATTTGAACAATTTTTAAATACTTTTAAGTGGGAAGACTTTTCAATACTAATAAAAGAATTGACAGCGGTAGACAGGAATAATCTCAATCAAGAGATGGCAAACCTACCTTCCCAATATGCGTACTGGAACGCTGTATTATCTCAGGCTAAAGCTAGACTGGATCGTGGAACTTATGACACGGAAAGGTATAAGGCTATGAAGTCTATCGAATGCCAGGATATGTATAAATCTACGGGAAAAAAAGCCACTGCTAAAGACATGGAGAACTATGTAAATAGTAGTGAAGACTATGAGGAAAAGAGTAATAAGCTTATTACTCTTAATCAACTTTACCTTTCGCTTAAAGGATTAGTGCAAGCCCTTTATGCGAAAAAAGATATGCTTGTACACTTAGCTTCTAACGAACGAGCCGAACTAAAACTTTATAACTAATAAGGAGACAACATGGCTATTGATCTAGATAAAATCAGGGAAATTCATAATTCCCTACAAAACCAAGGATCTGCTGACGGCAGTTTCATTAATAATTTCTTCCAAGTAGTTGAGGGGACTAACACAGTTCGTGTCCTTCCCCCCAAAGAGGAAGGTCAAGACTTCTACTCGATGACAAAACTTCATCGTGTCCGTGATACGGAGGGTAGGATGAAGAGCTTCCATTGCAGGAGAACCCAAGGCGAAAGCTGCCCCCTCTGCGACCTTTACTTCGGTCTATGGAAGACAGGTAAAACCGAGGATCAGGACCTTGCCCGTCAAATTAAGGCACGGGATAGATACTACATGAACATTGTAGACAGAGAGACCACTAAGGTTAAAATCCTTTCGGTAGGTGTGATTCTCTTTAAGAAAATCGTTGCTACCATTATGGATGCTGACTATGGAGATATTACTGACCTTGAAAAGGGTCACGACTTCAAGATTATTATGTATAAAGAGGGGCAGTGGCCCAAGTATGAGCAGTCTGCTCCTCGACCCAAGCCTTCCCCCGCAGGATCAAGCGCAGAAATCGCTACCTGGATGGATGAGCTTCATGACCTTTCTTCGTTGGTTAAGCTGGAGGATTACGAAGAGCTTAAGGTTATTGCTGAATCTCTAGCGGTTCAAGGCACTATCTCCTCTGTGTCCAGAGAAGAGGCCTCCCCCGTGTCAGATGATGATTATCTGACCCGACTTAAAACTAATTAATTATGAAAAATATTATTATTACTTTAACCCTCACCTTCTTTCTAGGTGCTGGGCTCATGTCTTGTGCCGCTCTAGAGGGAGTCTTTGGAGAGGGTACAGTATTCACTACGGCAGATCAGCTTGAAGAAGGTCAGACGGGAGCCGTAATCCCATTTGATCAACTTCCTGATTCTGTCAAAGCAAAGATCCCAGAAGGGACCTCTGTTGTTATGGCAAACAAAGACCAACTTAAAGATGGTGCTGCTTTCATCCCTGCTGGGGGAGCCTTAGATGGTGACTCCATGGGGGGCATGATTGATGCTGGGTTTGGTATTGCCGCTACCTTTATTCCTGGCCTCGCTGCTTGGGAGGGCATTGTTACTATGTTCAGCAAGCGTAAGCGCAAGCATTACGGTAACATGGTCAAGGCTCTTGTCCCTACGGATAAGAATATGGACTTTGGTGGAGCGATGAAAGCTCTAGGCTCTGGCCTAGGTATCGCTCACTCCTCTGATGCTACCAAAGCTGTGCATGACGAGGAACACGCAGTCGCTAAGACTGTACCTCCGAAAAGTGAAACAAAAGCTTAATTTATAAAGCAGGTATACCTATAATAAGGGGAGTCTAAGGGCTCCCCTTATTTCTTATGGATAAATTAAAAATACTTGTGAGCCCTGCTAACGATGGTGGCTGTTCTTTTTATAGGGCATGGGATCCTTACCAAAAGCTTGCTCAACTTTACCCCGATCAGGTTGAGATCCGTTTTGATAAGAATCCACTAAATCTCAACGAGGAAAACGGTAAGCTGGGAGAGGAAGAAGATCTCCATAACCTCAAATGGTGTGATATTGTGGTAACTCAGAATATTGCTAATTACGGTGGTCCCTACACCGCTAGGTTATGTGGGATCTCTAAAAAATTCGGGAAGTTCTTCCACTATGACACAGACGATCTGTTGATTGATTTGTACGATGGTCATAGACTAAAGAAGGTGTATGAGGAGCAGAACCTTTACGAGATAACAAAGTTTATTTATAGCCATGCTGATCTAGTAACCGTTACTCAGAAAAAGTTTGCTGAAAGAGTTAAGCCTTATTGTGGTGGGGTTTTAGCTATTGTTAAGAACGCTATTGATTACACTCTTCCTGGTTGGAATGTTCCTAAGGAAGAGATACCTAATAAGAATCTTGTTAGAATTGGGTGGGCAGGGGGTATCCACCATGAGGAGGATGTTAAAGAGTTCGCAGGGGTTCCTCATTTTATAAATCAGAGAGTAGGGGCTCACAGGGTCTCTTGGGATTTTTATGGAGCCCCTCCCTTAGAGCCAGGGCAAGCTAGAGACTGGCAGCATGATGTGTGGGATAACTATAAACGGATTCTATTGCGGGGATTCAAGGGGACTAATAATTGGAATATTTTTAACGCTTTGGGGCCAAGGGATTATGGTGTAATGTTCTCTCGTATGGAGTTAGCAATCGCTCCTCTCCAAATGAATGATTTTAATGATTCAAAATCGGAAATTAAGGTAGCAGAGTGCGGGAAGTACCAAATCCCCTTAATTGCATCTAATGTGGGTTGCTATGATGAAACAATCGTTAATGGTCAGACGGGGTATCTCATTGACCCTGAAGCCCCCCCGAAAGAGTGGGTGAGAGTGCTGTTAAAAGTTATTAATAACAAAAAGCATAGAGAGGAGATGGGACGAAATCTTAAAGCCATTACGGATGAGTATTTTGATCTAAATAAGGTTGTAAAGCATAGGTTAGATCTGTACAGGGAATGCTTTAGATTACAAACTGTAAACCTGAAGGCAGGTTTGGCTGAGGTGATTCAGGGGAAGGCAGTTGGGGATTTAGTTAAGAGGATATCTGATAAAAATGACACTAACTTATAAACACTCTGGGGATATGGGGGACATTATTTTTTCCTTGCCCGTTATTAAAGCTCTTGGAAAAGGGACGCTCTATCTCGACCCGAAGGGAGGAGAGAATGAACCTTTAGTTAATTGGTCTCAACACAGCCACACAAAGCTTAACGCTTTAGGTATTACGCATCTTACCAAAATCCTGTACGAGCAGGATTACATAGAGGATGTTAAATACTGGCAAGGAGAGGTTGTCACTCATAACCTTGACGAGTTCAGAAAGCATGTGAAGTATAATAATCTTAGTGACTCCCATCTAGCAGCGTTTGGCTTAGATCCTAAACTTAGAGACGAGCCTTGGATCACTGTTCCTCCGAAAACGCTAGACGGTAAAAAGATTATCATTAGCCGCAGTTGCAGGTATCATGGAAACTACTCTTTCTGGGAACAGCAGGTGTCTAACTCAGTTCTAGAGAAAGCAGTATTTATAGGTTATAAGAAGGAGTACGAGTATTTTTGTTACACCTTCCCCCACCTTAAAGTGGACTATTATGAGGTAGAGGATGGATACGAGATAGCTCAATTAATCGCTGGGTGTGAGCTATACATGGGAAATCAAGGCTTCCCTCATTCACTTGCTGAAGCAATGAAAAAGAAACTAGTAAACGAGGTCTTTAGACCTTATCCAGCAGCAGTATTTAATAGAGAAGGAGCGCAATATGTCTAAAATATACTATTTGTCTGATTTTTTTGATGGGGATAAGCTTGCGGGTGGAGCCGAGTATTCTGATGCGGCTATTCGAGAGTACCTCGATATTGATTTAGAGCTTTTATCTTATTACGATATAGAGGAGATCGAGGAAGACTCCTTTTATATTGTCGGGAATAGAAGTTTGGTAGAATCTAAGCACTTAGATGCTTTAGCCAAATATCAGAATTATATTATTATTGAGCATGACTACCAATTTATTACGGGACCAGGAAATGGAAGGAATCCTTATGTCTTCCAACAAGCTAAGGTCCCCGAAGAGTACATGGGGCAGTTGGAGTTCTATGAAAACGCTAAAGCGGTTTTCTTTCAGACGGATTTTCAGAAAAAGCTGTTTGATATAAATGAGGTAAAAGGCAATTTCATTAGTATGTCTACAACGCCCTACTCTAAAGAAGAGTTCTCCTTCTTTAGAGAACTACTTTCTGAAGAGCTACCCCCTAAGACTCGAAAGTTCGCTGTCGTTGATAGCCCCAAGGAAATCAAGAACACGCGAGGCGCAGTAACCCTGTGTACCAATCACTTTTACGATTTCGACCTCCTTCGCCCGATGGGCCGAGAGCAGTTCCTCAAAAAACTTTCCGAATATTCAGCTTTGGTTTTTCTACCTCTTACCCCTGAGTCATGTAGTCGTTTAGCTACTGAGGCACGGATTTTAGGTTTGAATGTTCTTACTACTCAAACTTATGGGGCTTGTACTGAGTCTTGGTTTACTCTCGCAGGAGAGGAGTTAGTAGATGAGTTAGAGAGACTTACCTTAGAGGAGAGTATCCCAGCGATCAAGAGCTACTTGCCTAATGAGTGATATTACTGCTATACTAACCTGCTATCGTCGCCCCCAAAACCTAGAGAAACAGGTGAAGGCTATTTTAGCGCAAAGTTGCCCCCCTAAGGATATTTGGGTCTGGAAGAACGCTCATGCAGAAAATGAGGGGTTTGATCCCTCTAAAATCGAAGGAATTACCGCATGTATTGGTTCTTCTCATAACTTTAAGTACCATGGGAGGTTTGCATTAGGTCTTCTCACAGCGTCGAAATACTTAGCTTTTTTTGATGACGATACCATCCCTGGAGAGAAATGGTTCGATAATTGCTTAGAAACTATGGATACGCATGAGGGCATTTTGGGGGGAGCGGGGGTCATTATGCATAGCCGAGTTTATGATATCCCAGGGTATGCCTGTCCACATACTAGAGTTGGATGGCCGAGTGCTAATGAAGAGGTTGAAGAAGCGGATTTGGTAGGTCATGCTTGGTTTTTAAAAAGAGATCATCTGAACCATTTGTGGCGAGAGATACCTTTTACTTTAGAAAATTGTGAAGATATGCAGCTATCATACATGGCTCAACGACACGGTGGGTTAAAAACTTACTGCCCTCCTCACCCTCAGAGTGATAAAAGCAAGTGGAGTTCTCTCCGACCGTTTGAATTAGGTGATGACGAGGTAGCCTCTTCAAATGCTGGAGGGAAAGACTACGCTTATTTTTGTAAACTCAGAAATAGCTTTGTGTCTTATGCTATAGAGAATGGTTGGCAGACCGTTAAAGAGGTGAAATGAGAATATTAGTAGCATACGGAACGCGACCTGAATATATTAAAATTCAGCCCCTTCTGAAGCAGTTTAGAAGGAATAGAGTCTCTTATAAAAGTGTAAGGATAAGGCAACACACTGATCTCCTTCCTGTAGATAGCGATCAGACCATTGAAGTCTTTGAGGATAAGATCTACCCCCTGAACCGCTTGGATACAATAGTTCGTTCCATTCTTTCTTCTTTTCATGTATTTGATGATATTACACATGTTTTAGTGCAAGGAGACACTACAGCCGCTTTTGGGATGGCTCTGGCTTCTTTTCATAAAGGTGTTCCCGTGATGCATTTAGAAGCAGGTTTACGGACTAACGATAAAGCTTCCCCTTTCCCTGAGGAAGTTAATAGACGGATGATTTCTTCTTTAGCGTCGATCCATTTTTGTCCTAGGGCTCAAGATAAAATGAATCTAGTAAAGGAGGGATATATCGGTGATAAAATATACATAACAGGAAACACGGTTATTGATAATATAAAGGATATGCCATCTATACCTAAATCCAATAACGAAGTTTTAATTACTATGCACAGGAGGGAGAATCACAAAGATATGAAAGAGTGGTTTTCTGCCATATCTAAGTTAGCCAGGAAACATAAAGCCTATGATTTCGTTTTCCCCATGCACCCCAATCCAAATGTTCAGGCGTACAGGAATCTTCTTAAGGGGGTAAAAGTGTGTGAGCCTTTTGATTATACTGAAATGAAAGTAAGGTTAGCTGCTTGTTCCTGTGTAATTTCTGACAGTGGAGGAATTCAGGAAGAATGTAATTATTTCAAAAAGAGGTGTTATGTTTGTAGAACCTCTACGGAGAGGTCATGTTTAACAAATGTAATGTGCTCTTCCCCTGCCGAACTGGTGAAGAGGTTTGATCCCGCTAAATCTTGTAATATAACGGAACCCTGCGAATTTGGAGATGGAAATGCAGCAGAAAAAATTACAAAAATCATCCAAGAGCTTTAAAGGAGACTTCGACCTTCTCCTTACCAAACTTAAAGAAGGCGAAAACTTTTCCTTTAGTAGATTTTCGGATGGTGAACTGTATATCTTAAAAAATCAGAAGTTGACCTTAAGTGAGGAAGGTACTTTCTGTAATGACAAAGACTACAATATTATCTATCCCGATAGAGATCTCAAGGAATTCAATCCTGATAAAGATTCTTTTTATAGGGATCGTTTGGTAGACGCATTTAAGTATAATGCTCCGAATTATTATAAAGGTTTAACCTGTAGATGCTGCGGCACAGACGAGCAGTTTGATTGGCAGATTGAGTTCATGGGTGAAGGTGACCACAATCTTACTTGGGCGAATTTGTGGTTAAATGCTAATTATAAACATTTTGTGGAGGAATTGGTTCCCGTGTTTGCCCAGAGGAAGCTAGTGTTCGTGTGCAATGAAGACGCTCAATTAAGAGATCTTCCTTTTAATATTCTTAAGCACTTTGTTGTAGGTAGAAACTGCTTAGTTAATAATTATAACTTAGTGGAAGATATAAAAGCATATATTGATGATAATTCTTTAGAGGATTGTGTGTTTCTTTTTTCCGCTGCGTCTTTAAGTAATATATTATGCCATCAATTATTCGAGCATTCTAATAAAAATACTTACATTGATATAGGAACCTCTATGCATCCTTATTTTGGTTTTGAGTTACAAAGGGCTTATCTTCGGGAGTACTGGTTAAATGAAGAAACTGAATTTGGGGATAGGGAATGCATATGGTAAATTTGCGATTGGTTCAAAACGAGGAACTTTACTACAGGTATATTTATTACCTTCGCATTCACCCCGCAACCAAAGACGGCTTCATGAGCCAAGATAAAATTTCTATAGAAGATCATTATAAGTTTATGGAAAAACATGAAGAGAATTACTATGTCTGCCTCTATAATGGGTTCACTTGTGGATTTGTGGGAGTGGTGGATGATGATGTTAGAGTATGTACCGATCCCTCTTATCAGAAGAAAGGCATAGGAAAGTTTATGCTTGAGGAGCTTAAAAAGTTATACCCCAACGCAAGAGCTAAAATAAAAAAAGAAAATAAGGCAAGTATCGCGTTATTCGAAAAGAGTAAGTTTAATTTTGAATTAGTATGAACGCTTATGATGTAGTAAGAATTTTTGAGAGTGAAGTCGCCAAGTACACAGGGGCTCCATATGCTGTAGCTGTAGAGAGTTGTAGCAATGCGCTACTTCTCTGTTGTGAGTATTTAAAAGTGAAGAAGGTTGAGCTTCCTGCTAATACCTATGTGTCTGTACCTAACGCTGTTATTAGAGCAGGTGGTAAGATTAAGTTTGTAGACAAATGGTGGAAGGGATCTTACACCTTAGACCCGTATCCCATTGTAGATGCAGCTAAAAGATTCACCTCTGGAATGTACGAGCCTGATACGCATATGTGTGTTTCTTTTCATGGTCGTAAGATTCTAAACGCTGGTCGAGGAGGTATGATTTTAACGGATGATGTGGAAGCCGTAGAGTGGTTTAAAAGAGCCCGTTTTGATGGGAGAAAAGAGGGGGTTCCCATTGATGAGGATGATATAAATGTTTTAGGTCATCATGTTTACATGACCCCTGAGCAAGCGACCGCTGGTTTATCACGACTTCTTTTTCTTCCTAAGCACAACGAAGATATGCCTGAGGAGGATTATGGGGATCTAAGGAAGCACTCCATATTTAAGGAGTATTATTATGAGTAAGAAAATTGTAATTACAGGTGGTGTGGGCCATATCGGATCATCTTTATTGAATGATAGTAGATTAAAAGCCTTTGATGAAATCGTAGTTGTAGATAGTTTTGTTACCAGTAGATACGCCAGCCTGTTTAACCTTCCAAATAAAATTAAACTCGTTAAACGAGATATATCTGATTCTTTGGATGATGTAATGGAGGGAGTGGATACCGTTATTCACTTGGCTGGAACTGTAAATGCGGGAGAGACTATTGATAAGGATGGCTTAACCAGGGAAGTTAATTATGTAGGAGCCATAAAGGTATCTGAAGCAGCAGCCAAAGCAGGGGCAAAGTGTTTTGTGTTTCTTTCTAGTGCTAGTGTTTATGGTCCTATAGATTCGGACGCAGTTCGTGCTGAGGATACAGAGCATATTCACCCCCAAAGTCCGTATGCAAAGTATAAGTACCAAGCTGAGGACCCCGTTCTTTCTTGTGGGATTCCGAAGGTTTATGTTTTTAGATTTGGAACGATATTTGGGTACAGCCCAGGGATGAGATTCCACACTGTTACAAATAAGTTCTTGTGGAATGCCATCATAGGAAACCCTGTAACTATTTGGAAGCCAGGAACAGGTAAGCGTCCCTACCTATCCTTGCACCATGCCAAGGATGCCATCTTTAATATTATGGAAAAGAAGCCTAAGTCGGGTGTGTATAACGCAGTAAGTGAGCATTGGAATCCGTTAGAGATTACAGAAGTTATTAAGAAGTACAAATCTGATCTACAAGTGGAGTATGTAACTCCTCGTATTTTAAACCAAGACGGGTATTTATTAGACTGCTCCAAGTCTGAAAAGGCTTCCCTATACTCTACCTCCCCTGAGATTGCCTTAACCCACTTGGAAGAATATGCCGAATTAATGAGTTATAATGTGTTAGGTAACCTGGAGAGCTTCTAATGAATGTTATAGCAGTTACAGCGTGGAAAAGACCTGAGTTTTTAGCGGTTTACTTAGATCAATTACAGAAGAATAAAGAACTTCCTAATTACATAGTTCACTTTTTTGTAGAGGTGGATCCTGATCCTGATGTTGATACAGTTATATCTCGATTTAAGGAGACGCATGGCGAAGAAAAGGTAAAAGTAACTTACCGCACGGTAAGGATGAGCGCATGTCCTGCTGCTTATAACATTATGGATTCTTATAGGATAGCGGCAGAGTACGCATCCGAATATGTGGTATTAGGGGAAGAGGATATTGTCCCTTCCGTAGACTATTTACGCTTTTGTGACAGAGTGTATCATAAGTATTTAAAACCCTATGACCGATTGTTTTGTGTAGCGCATAAACGGAGACAGGACCCTCAGGAGGGTGTAGAAAATTTGTTAATGGGAGATGTTCAATGTACTTCACCAATGGTAGTAAGTGTTGAAGATATTAAAAAATACATGACACCATTATATGACATGCCTCATTACTTTACTAACCCTATATTATTTAATAGTTTTCATTATGCCGATTCTCGTATTTCTCCTCATGAACATTATGATCATGATGGTCAGATAGAAAGATTGATTGAAAAGAACGGTCTTTTTGCTTTGAAGCCTGATCAGGCTAGGTCAGCGCACATAGGATTTTATGGAGGGGCTTCTTTTGAAGGAATGGATTTAGACTTGGATGCAAAAATAGAGATAATTAAAACTTCCGTGTTTGATAAAGAGAAGTTGGAGAATCTCCATAAGAAGTATGATACTAGAGATATCCCAACTGAGATTGCCACTTGCGATTTGAGGGATTATGCGTGGGACGATTTAGATGTAGATTTAGACAGGGAGCATTGCACCTCATCTTCCTGGTGGTATGACCCTGAGAATAAGTTTAAGGAGTATATGCAGTGATTACCTTTCTTGGATTAGGGGAAACTGGAAGACTAGGGAATCAATTATTTCAGTACGCTGCTTTAAGATCTCTAGGTTTAAAAAATAACTATGAAGTTAAAGTCCCTAAGTTTTCAGATATGTCCTGGCACGGACAAGAATGCTTGCTAGGAGAATTTAGTATACCCGTTAAGACTCTGCAACCCACCGATTTAGAAAGTATCCGTGGGAGGTACTACGAGCCTAATCATATGGAGGTAGACGAGCACTTCTTCCTCACAGGAGACAACGCTAGTATTGAAGGATTCTTCCAAAGCACTTTCTACTTTGGGGAGTTTTCTGCTGTAATAAAAAAAGAGCTTACTCCTAGAAATTTAAATGCTCAAAAAGATACAGTTGATGCTTTAAGAAAGAAGCATGATTGCCCTATAGTGAGTCTTCACCTTCGTAGGGGGGATAACACTAATCATACCAACCCATCCACAGAATTGGATAGTATGTACGGGAGTCCTGATATTCCATTTGAAGAGAGTTTTTATGGGAAATATCTTGTCGCAGCGTTAAAGCAATTTGAAGGAGAAAGAGTAAAATTTTTAGTGTTTACAGGTGGCAAGAGGTGGACACCTGACGATAACGCAGAGGACATCCAATGGTGTAAAGAGAACCTAGTAGGAGACAGTTTTATTTTCTCAGAAGGTGGCACAACTATGGAAGACTTCGGATCTATAATGATGTGTGATCACAGCATTATGTCTCATGTAAGTAGCTTCGGATGGTGGGCTGCATATTTAAGCGGTTCTTCTAATAAAAAAGTAGTCGCCCCTTTACACTATCACCCAGACATCCCTGAATTTACATATAGAGAGGGATTTTATCCTAAGGATTTTATATTAGTATGAGTTTATTATTTGATATCGGTTATAATGGTGGGAGGTTTTCCAAACAATGGTTGGATGATAATCCTACAGGAAAAGTTATTGGTGTAGATGCTAATGATTTTTTTGGTAAAAGAGTTCACCCTCCGCAGGTAACCTTTGTTAATTGTTTAATGTCGGATAAGGATGATGAAGAGAAGCCCTTCTATATTGATCATATGAATAGAGGAGTAGCAACTGCTTCAGAGCATTGGGCAACGAAATCTAGATTCGCTTTAGGAAATAAGTATATACCAGAAGGTTCTATAAATTGGAGCCCCCCTATAAAAGTACCGACTAGAACGCTTGACAGCTTAACTAAAGAGTACGGATTTCCCTCTCGAATTAAAATTGATGTAGAAGGCTATGAAGCTTTTGTTTTAGCTGGGCTAACGCTACACTGTGGTTTAGTTTCTTTTGAATGGACGGAAGAGAGTTGGGATGTCCTCGAAACATCTGTTTTGTGCCTTATTAATGCTGGCTATACTAAGTTTGGAGTAGCAGGATTTTTTGAGGAGGGAGATATCTTTGAAGGGCTTACTTATGACGCTGCTGGAGACACTTACGGTCTAGAACCAAAAGTGTATATGCATTGGGGGGATCTTGAACCTCTCCTCAAAGAAGCTGTAAAACCTATGAGACGAATTAATTATGGTATGTTCTTTGCAAAATAAGAAGGTTGCTGTAACAGGAGCCGCAGGGCTTATTGGGTCTAATCTATGTAATCAACTTCATGAAGAGGGGTATGAAGTATTTGCTATTGATAATTTAGAAAGGGGTAATAGAGAGTATTTAAACCCTGAGATAAGATTCCAAAAGGTTGACCTTCGTATAATGTATCCCAAGTCTGGTCTTTTTCATGGGCACGATGCCGTCATACATTTAGCCTCTAAAGTAGGGGGTATGGGGTACTATTTGAGAGAGGCGTATAATGTATTAAATGAAAGTCTTTTGATTGATTCCAATACTTTAAACTGCGCTATAGAAAATAAGGTAAGTAAGTACTTTTATGCAAGTACTGCACATGTATATCCAAGTAGTTTACAGCAAACTATTAACCCGATCCCGCTACAAGAAGAGCAAGCTTATCCCTCTAACCCAGGAATTTCCTACGGCTGGTCGAAGCTAATAGGGGAGAGGCAGTTAAAGTATGCTGTCAACGAAGGCAGGATAAGAGGAGCTATTGCCCGTCTAGTAGGTATCTACGGTAAGAACCAGAGCTTTGATCTAGACAACGGTTCAGTGATTCCTGTATTTTGCAGAAGAGCAATTCAGTCAGAAGAAGTGCCATTCATTGTTCGAGGAAACGGTAAGGAAACGAGAACTTATTGTTATATGGACGATGCATTAGAGGCTATTAAATTGATGATTACTAAATTGGATAACCAAGCATTGGTGGGTCCAATGAACATAGGCTCCGAAGAGGTTTATTCTATTGGAGATATAGCCGAGAAAATTGTGGGGCTGTCTGAAAAGGATATCTCCATCATCTATAATATAACAGAGCAAGCCAACATTAGGGGCCAATTATGTAGTTTAACTCGCGCAAACCGTGAGCTAAATTGGAAGGCTACCACCTCCCTTGATGAAGGGCTCTCCGTTATTTATAACGACATTAAGGATAGATTATATGAAACCTCCTGAAGAAATACCTGAAGAATTATTAAACCAGTACACATTAGATGGTCAGATTGAAGTGGAGAGTAAGTACCTAGACAACGCAAATGAGGAGATACAGGCAGAGTTTAACGCTAATTTCACCTCCGAGAAGTTTGAGGAGTACTTACAAATGGCAAAGGACCGTAAGGCTAATTACTACGGTTCTACGGACATTTTCTTATACCTAGCCTTAGATAAGTTCCCTATCAAAGATAAACATGTTTTAATTATGGGCTCCGCTAACCCATGGTACGAGGCAGTATGCGTTGAGTACGGAGCTAAAAAAATAACAGTTGTAGAGTATAGTGATCGCCCAGAACTACATTCTCTGGTTGAGTATAAGAAAATGGACGAAGTACAGGGAGAACAATTCGATGCCGCTATTTCTATTTCTTCTTTTGAACATGATGGGTTAGGTAGATACGGGGACCCACTAAATCCTGATGGGGATTTCGCTGCAATGGCTGATGTTCGGACGATGCTTAAAACTGGAGGTAATTTATTTTTAGCTGTACCTCTGGGGAAAGATAAGCTAGTGTGGAACGCACACAGGATATACGGGAGTATCCGTCTCCCTCTCCTTATGCGAGGTTGGACACCAGTTCTTTCTGTTGGAGCCTCTTCTGACGATGTAGATGTGGATACGGGGATCCAAGCAGACCATCAACCTGTGTTTGTACTTCAGGCATGAGTTTTTGGGCTCACAAGAAAGTATTAGTTACAGGAGCGCACGGCTTTGTTGGGAGAAATGTAACAAAAGAGTTAAGGCATCGAGGTTGCGGTTGCGTTATGTCCCCTACTAGAGCAGAATATGATCTAACAAAAGAAGAGGATGTTGATAGGCTATTTTCAAAGCATCGGCCTGAGATAGTAATACATTTAGCAGGTAAGGTAGGGGGTATCGGGGTTAACAAGGCATACCCTGGAAGCTTTTATTATAGTACCGCTATGATGAGTACTTTAGTAATGGAGTACGCTAGAAAGTATTCTGCGGAAAAGGTTGTGGCTCTAGCAGCAGGATGTGGCTACCCCGAAAATCTAAAGGCTCCCTATAAGGAATCTGATTTTTTCTCAGGATTCCCAGACGCTAACTCTTTTGGTTATTCTATGGCAAAGAAGGGATTGGTTATTCAATCTCTGGCGTATAGAGAGCAGTACGGGTTTAATTCTACCATCCTCCTCCCTGCTAACCTTTATGGTCCTTATGATAATTTCGATCCAGAGACAAGCCATGTTGTACCTGCCTTGGTGAGAAAATTTGTAGAAGCCAAGAGATGGGACCATGATCATGTTATGGTATGGGGCTCTGGAAAAGCTTCAAGAGAATTCCTGTATGTAGAGGATGCGGTTACCGCTATCCTTGATATGGCTGAAAGGTGTAATGAAACTGGCCCATTTAATTTGGGAACTGGTGAAGAGACTACTATTGAAAAGTTAATCGAAATCCTCTTAGACATTACAGGGTATAAGGGGAAGGTGAAGTGGGACGGGACTAAGCCTGATGGTCAGCTTAGAAGGTTCTACGATATGTCTAAGTTCCAAAAAGCGTTAGGATATATCCCCTCTACCCCTGTCAGAGTGGGTGTAAATTGGACAGTAGACTGGTATAAAAACCACTATGAGGAAGAGCCTCACAAACGAATGGAGATGTATTCTTAATGAAAAATGAATCGCGCAAGTATTTGCCTACGGCATCTGAACTTATTGATAGGCTTTCAATCGTTCAGCTTAAAGAAGTGTTTATTCCCCAACATAAGGAGGAATATAAAGAGGAGATAAGTGATATCGTACATGATATAAGCTTATTAGGTATGGACGGTGAGCTTCTCCGTTCCGTTATAGTTTTAGCCCAGATGAATCTGCACATTTGGCACAACGAAGCTAACTTTAGACAAGGCATTGATGAAGGTAATGATCTAGAGTTGACGCATGGTTTAAATGGTATTCGTAATACTGCTAAAAACAAAATTCAAGAGAAGAACGGGGGCAGAAAGGATTACAAGATTGATTGTCTTGGTTCTAAATTTAAAGATTGGGAGGTTAGTTGGTAATGGAGAACCTTACAGACGCCCCAACCTACTCCCAGGACGCGGATACAAAACCAGGGTATATTGATCATAGTGTAGAGAATTGGGATACCTGTTCTCACCCTAATATTCTTATTACGGGAGGAGCGGGTTATATTGGCAGCGTTTTAGTGCAAAAGTTTATGGAAGCTAAGAAGATGTACAATATGAAGACCGTTAATCGAAAGAATAAGGAGGGTAAATGGTGGAAAGAGACTACTCCTAATATTAGAACTTTTAAGAAGATTACGGTATATGATAACTTAATGTACAAGCAAACTCCCTTAACTCAGTATTGTTATAGGGGAGATGAGTTTCAATTTGTAAGGGGTGATGTGAGAGATCAAGAGAAACTACTCCCTTACATTAAAGAAGCTGATGTAATTATCCCTCTAGCAGCTATCGTGGGAGCCCCAGCGTGTGAGCGAGATAAGCAGTTAGCTATGGATGTGAATTATAGGCATGTTAAATTCTGCTGTGAGAACGCGCAGCCTCATTGTAAGATTATTTACCCTAACACTAACAGCGGTTATGGTGTAGGAGAGAAAGGGGTAGAATGTACAGAGGATACAGACCTTAAGCCCATCAGCCACTACGGTAAAACTAAGTGTCTGTCTGAGAGAGTAGTTTTAGACCGTGGGGGCATTGTTTTTAGACTAGCCACTGTGTTCGGCGTTTCTCCCAGGATGCGGCTAGATCTTCTGGTTAACGATTTTACATATAAGGCTCATAAAGATGGTTACATAGTGTTATTTGAATGGGATTTCGTGAGAAATTATATCCATGTTCAAGATGTTGCTTTGGCATTCTTACGAGCTATTCACTATTATACACATCCCCAAAAGATGATGATGGGTGTGTATAATATTGGGATGTCGGATGCTAACCTAACTAAATTAGAATTAGCTAAGAAAATTAAAGAGCATTACCCTAAATTTTCTATACAGTTTGATGATATTGCCAAGGACCCAGATAAACGGGATTACATTGTTTCAAATGCACGGATAGAAAAAACAGGGTTTAAACCTCACTACACCCTGGATAGGGGAATCCAAGAACTTCAGAAAGCTTTTGATATATTAGCCCCATCTTTAAATCAATATACTAATCTATGAAAATAGTTTCCGATTTCTCTAGATTTGAGTGTGAGTGGGGGGTTGTCCCTTATGTGAATCAGGATCTTCTTCTTCACAATGACGAGGAATCTGATTGTGTGCTTTTTAACGGAGCGGCAGGTTTATATGACTCTGATTTCAGGGATACTTATAGGGATTACCGAAGAAGGTGCTTATTAGCATTATGGAGCCCTTGTGAATTAATTGAGGGGCCAAGCGTGTACCATTTTGATGATTATGTATTTTTTACTGAAGTATATTGTTGTTGCCCTTTCACTTGCCATTTTATGAATCAATTTTTCGGGGAGGAAAAGTTCAAGTATATTCCTTACCCCTACACAAATCACAGCGTCACTCGCTATAACGACCATGACGCATTAGTTTCTTGGTTTGGGGGTTGTCATTCTCAAGATCACGCATCTGCAATCGACACTCTTCGCAAGTTTAAGCATAAGTATATTACGACACGGAGAAATGTTGGACCTAGAGGTATGGATAGGCGAGAGAGGGATTACCCTACCCATGTAGACCTCTCCACGGAAGACAAGTTAGTTGAAATTAGTAGATGCAGGGCATCACTCTCTTTTAATAAATTGTATTTAAGGGATGCATGGGACACAATTTCTCACTCCCGTAATGACGGGAACTTTCTTGAAGGTAATTTACGAAACAAAGCTTTTAGTAATTTTGATGAGCAGATTATGCCTCAATTTAAGGTAAGGAATCATGAGATAGCTAGTTGTAAGTCCCTTATTCTAGCTTATAAAGACCCGTGGAATCTAATAGAGGACTTCTATACCCCTGGAGAGGACTTTATACCCTTTTCCAATTTTGAGGAATTAAATGATATACTCTCTGACATGGAAAATGATGCTGACTTGTATAGAGATGTGGCACAGAACGGGTTTGATAAAAGTCAAATGTATTCTGTTCAGAAAATTTACGAATACATCAAGACTAATGATGAGTCTTTAATAAGTTGGAGCTTAGATAATGTTGAATAAAAAAGTTTTAGTTACTGGTGGCACGGGAATGATTGGTCGCCAACTTGTACACCTACTTCTATCTCAAGGAGCAAGTGTAACAGTTGTCTCCTTGGATGAAAATATAAATCTTCCTGATGAAGTTGAGTTTAAAAAGTTAGACCTAACAGAGTTATCCAATTGTTTGGATGTTTGTAAAGGCATGGATTATGTGTTTAATTTGGTAGGGGTTAAGGGCTCTCCTAAAATGTGCCAAGAGAAACCAGCCAGCTTTATGGTTCCTATGCTTATGTTTAATACTAATATGATGGAGGCAGCGAGGAGGTGTGAGGTTTCCTGGTATCTTTATACTAGTACGGTTGGGGTGTACGAACCTGCCGAGATTTTACGAGAAGACGATGTATGGAAAACCTTCCCCTCCCCTCACGATAGATTTGCAGGTTGGGCTAAAAGGGTAGGGGAACTACAGGCAGAGGCGTATTCAATTCAATATGGTTGGGATAGAGTTTCTATAGTCAGACCAGCCAATGTGTACGGTCCTTTTGATAACTTTGATCCAGAAAACGCTATGGTCATCCCTTCCTTAATCCGAAAGGCTTATGAAAACGATGTGATTAGTGTGTGGGGAGATGGATCTCCTATTAGAGATTTCATTCATGCGAGAGATGTAGCCAGAGGAATGATGTATGCGGTTCAGTATGGTATTACAGAGCCAGTTAACTTAGGAAGCGGGGAGGGGTACAGTATTAAGGAAATAGCTGAGATTATAGCAAATAGATTCTCTAAACAAATTTCATGGGATGCCTCCAAGCCCCAAGGTGACTCTAGAAGAATCCTGTCTATGGACCGCATGAATACGCACGGGTTTAAGGGCGAAGTATCTCTTGAGGATGGTATTGATGAAACTATCGAGTGGTTCCTCGAAAATTACGCAAACATAGATAAACGCCACAATGCATTTAGGTAAAAGAGTTTTAATTACAGGGGCTGGTAGCGGTCTAGGTCAGTTCCTCTATGAACGAATAGAGGATAGCGTTGCGCTTACTAGGTTAAACAGGGAGAGCGTTCTGCGGGATGAATTTGATATTATCATACATTGCGCTTTTAACAGTTCTAACGAAATCGCAGACTACTACCAATATGTAGACGATAACATACTGCTAACTCAGGACTTAACCCGAATACCTCACAACAAATTTGTGTACATATCTTCTGTGGATGTATATCAGGAGGAAAATTCCTTTTATAAGCTCTCTAAGGTTCTTGCGGAATCTATTGTTACTAAAAAAGCCAGTAACCCTATTATTTTGCGCTGCTCTTCCTTGTTAGGTCCTACCATGCGTTCCAATAACTTCACTAAATTGTTGGGTGAGGAATCGCCTAAACTGTCTCTCAGTAGCGACTCGGAGTTTAATTATGTAAGGCAGCAGGATGTGTTTGATGTTATTATTTCTTTGATAAACTCCACGGCTCAAGGTATAATAGATTGCTGCGCCAGTAGCAGCATGAGCTTAGAGGATGTAGCGCATTTAGCGGGAGTAACTCCCTCTTATGGGAAGTATGTGTATAAGGTTTCTAAGCAAAAAGGGTGTATTAATAAAACTTCAGAAGAGGTCATTAGAGAGTATTTAGATGGGTAAGAAAAAGGTGCTTATTTGTGGAGCTACTGGCTTCATAGGAAAGAATGTTTTAGAAAGGTTTCGGTTAAATCCTGAGTACGAGGTAAGAGGGGTTTACCATAAAGAATCACCTTCTGTTTATCTGGGGGTAGACTGGGTGTACGCTGATCTTAGAAATTTTAGGGATGTTAAGCGTGTAATGGAAGGAGTTGATATAGTTATTCAGTTGGCTGCAACTACTTCTGGAGCAAAGGATATAGTGACTAGACCACATATTCATGTAACAGACAATGCCTTGATGAATTCCCTCATTTTAAGGGAGAGTTATGAACAGGGTGTAGAGCATCTTATCTTCCCCAGTTGCACCGTGATGTATAAACCGAATAAGAAAAAACAAAAAGAGAGTGATTGGGATGCATCGGAAGAGATATACCCTACTTACTTCGGAGTGGGAAAAACGAAAGTGTATTGCGAGGAGATGTGCAAATTTTACGCTGAGTTAGGTTCAACAAAATATACAGCAATCCGACACTCTAACATTTATGGGCCTCATGATAAGTTTGATCTTGATAAGTGCCATGTGTTTGCTGCGATGATGCGAAAGGTGTTAGAAGCAGATACGCAGATGGAAGTGTGGGGGACAGGGAAAGCGTGTCGGGATTTACTCTATATTGATGATTTAGTAGACTTTATAGAGTTATGTATAACGAAACAAGAGGCTCCGTTCGAGTTGCTTAATTGCGGCAGCGGAAAAGCTACCCCTATTCTTAATATTGCTAAAGAGGTTATGCGCCTTAAGGATAAGACTCTAGTGGTAACTTATGACACTACCAAGCCTGATATACCTACAACTGTGGTGTTGGACTGTTCTCGCGCCAAAAAACTTTTGGGGTGGACCCCTTCAACTAACCTAAAGACAGGAATACAACAGACCCTAGATTGGTATGAAAAATAGCAAAGAAACTCTTATTTCTTTTGAGAAGGATATAGCATCCATATATGAAGATGGGAAGATCCATGGACCCATTCATTTAAGAGATGGCAATGAATCGGCCCTAGTAGACATCTTTAGAGATGTACTGGAGGGTGATTATGTGTTTAGTTCATGGGCTAGTCATCTTCATGCTTTGCTACACGGTGTTCCTGCTGATCTGGTGAAGGAGGAGATCTTAAAAGGAAGATCAATAACCTTACATTTTCCTAGTTATAATTTTTACAGTTCCGCTATCGTCGGAGGAATCTGCCCAATTGCGGTTGGCGCGGCATGGGCTCTCAAAAGGAAAAAAAGCTTTAAAAGAGTGCATTGTTTCATTGGAGATATGACCTCCTTAACAGGGGTAGCTACAGAATCTATTAGATACTCTATAGCCCATGATTTACCTATAGTCTGGGTCATAGAAGATAACGGGAAGAGTGTGGGGACCGTCACCCAGGAAGTATGGAAGCTTGATATCGCTGAGGTAGTTTCGGAGTACAAGAAATTAATAAATGAACGGCAATCTCAAGCCGATATCATCTATTATAAGTACGAGCTTACTTACCCTCATGCTGGTGTGGGTAAGTTTGTCCACTTTTAATCATAGATGAAGTACCTTGAGGAAATAAACAAAGGGATGAGATTATTACATTCTCATCCCTCCACCCTTTTTGTGGGACAAGCAGTTGAGTATAGAGGGACTGCTATAACACATCAGCTTAAAGATTTTGAGCCCTCTCGCCTTTTGGAGATGCCTGTAGCGGAGGACTTTCAAGCGGGTTTTTGCTTAGGTCTTGCTTTGGAAGGAACCGTCCCTGTCTGCATCTACCCCAGGTTCAATTTTGCACTTCTTGCCTGTAATCAGATAATAAATCATATAGACAAGTGGCCTTTAATGTCGGGAGGAAGATCTCTGCCCAAAGTAATCATAAAAGTGGCTGCGGGTTCGGAGCGTCCACTCGATCCAGGGTATCAACACAAAGGCAATTATAGTGATGCCTTTAGGAGTATGACAGACACTTTAGAAGTTATTGATTTGCAAGACCCTTCGGATATATTTAGTGCGTATGAGAGGGCTTTAAAGCGAGAGGATGGAAAGAGCACTATGTTAATAGAACACGGAGATTTATATAATGAAAAGTGAATACGCTAAGAAATTTGAAGTAAAGAATCCTTTAAAGAGGATTGAGTTTGGAGAGATCCAACTAAACCAAAGGTCCATCCAAGAGGTTAAAACTTGTCTAACCAATGAGTGGATCTCCTATGGTCCTCAAGTGAAGAAGTTTGAAAAAAATTGGGGTAAGCTGTTCAAGTACACATACAATATGGCTATGAGTTCTGGTACGGATGCTGTTACTAATCTCCTAGCTTCTCTTTATGATTTTGGGGCCAAGAGAGGGGATGAGGTTATCGTCCCTGCGCTGTCCTTCATAGCTACCGCTAATGCGGTTCTCCATGCAGGGTTTACTCCTGTTTTTGTAGATGTAGAATTGGAAAGCATGAATATAGATCCCTCTAAGATAGAAGAGGCGATTACTCCTAAGACTAGAGCCATTTTAGCTGTACACACTATGGGTGTTCTGTGCGACATGAACGCTCTTAAGGAAATCGCAAGCAAGCATAAGCTTCTATTGTTTGAAGATGCCTGTGAAGCACATGGAGCTAAGTTAGGTCACGCCTATGTAGGCAAGATGAGTGATGGAGCAGCCTTTAGCTATTTTGCAGCACATCTTATTTGTTGCGGAGAAGGGGGCATGGTTTCTACACAGAATAAGAAGGTAGCAGAGTCCGTAGAATCTACCAGGACCCACGGTAGGCATAAAGGTCATGCATTTTTTAGACATGAGCGTGTTGGTTATAACTCTAAAATGAATGATCTTGAAGCTGCTGTGGGTTTGGGTCAGCTTGAAGACTTTTGGCAAACTTATCGGGTAAGGAAGACACACTTGTATTATTTAAAAAATAAGTTGCGTGATTATAAGTCTTTAGCTTATTTTAACTACGATACAGAGGATATGGATGTATGTCCTCATGCTTTTAGTGTAGTTCTTAGAGATAAGTCTCATGATATAACTGAGCTTCATAAGGTTCTAGATAAATATAACATTCATTGGAAGAGAAACTTTGGATCCACTCCTACCCAGCATCAGGCTTACGCATTTATGGGACATAAGACAGGGGATTTCCCTAATTCAGAGCATATAGGGGAGCATGGTATACATGTGGGGGTTCATCAATACCTCTCGCAAGAGGATTTAGATAGAATGGTTGAGGCTTTTAGTGAATACTTTGAGGGATTGCCGTGCTGAACCTTGAAGACCCGCCCCCGCCTATGCGGATAGCAATTAAAGAATCACATAAGTCAAATCATAGGTTCCAAATAGGAGCAGCTATAGCTAGGGGTAAGAGGGTTTTATCTAAGGCATATAATACACGCAAGACGCACCCTAAATTCGGTGCAGGAGAGTACAGTACCCTTCACGCTGAGAGCCATGCTATTTACAAAGCTGTGAGGAGAGGTATAGATTTACGAGGAACCACAATTTATATCTATAGGCGTAACAATAACTTAGCCAAACCTTGCCCCTGCTGCATGGGTTTAATACATAAATACGGCATAAAGAACATAGTTTATAGCCAGTAAATTCTATAATAAAGTATGGATAAAGAGGTTTTAAAGAGGCTTAAGACTGCTGGTTTGTTGTCGGAGCAGTCCCCTGATTTGGGGTTTGTTGGCACAGGTAGCTATGCTCTCAACAAGGTTATTTCTGGCGATTACACTAAAGGCATTCCCATAGGGATGATTACACAGTTCATAGGGGAGTCTAGTACAGCTAAGACTGTGTTCGGTACTCACATCCTTAAAGAAGCTCAAGCTGAAGGTTATTACTCTATGATGGTTGATAGTGAGAATGCTTACAACCCAGAGTTTGCTACTCATTTAGGTATTGACCCTGCTAATTTAATATACGCAGCCCCAGAAACCTTGGAAGAGTGTTTTCAAGTTATACAGGATACTATTATGGAGATCAGACGAGAAGATAAGGATACTCCTATTGTAGTGGTGTATGATAGTATTGCTGTGTCCCCCTCAAAAGCAGAGTACGAAGCTGAAAACTACGATGGCAACAATATGCAGGGAGCGGTAAGAGCAAAATCCACAGGTGCGTGTCTAAGAAAGATTAATCCTATTCTTCGCATGAAGAAGGTGGCTCTTGTTATTATTAATCAAATTAGAAATAAAGTTGGCGTGATGTATGGTAGTCCTGATACCGCAGCAGCAGGAGGCAAAGCGTTAGAGTACTACTTGGGTGTAAATTTGAAATGTATTTCCAATAAGACTAGCGACTTGATTAGAGATGACCTAAAGAATGTAATAGGTATACAAGGAAAATTACGCAACACTAAGAACAAGTGTTCCATTCCTTTTAAAGAGTGTGAGTTTGAGCTATTGTTTAACGAAGGCTTGAACCCTTACGCTGGGCTTCTCAAGCAGTTTGAAGGAGACGGTCTTATTAATAGGGCTGGAGCTTGGTATACTGTGGAAGGAACTGGTAAAAAATTCCAATCCAAGGATTTGAAGCGCATCCTAGAGGGAGGGTCTGAGAAGGGGTACGAGCCCCTCAGAAATTTTTTAGAAGTTTAGTTTGTATTCACTAAATACTTATGCTATAATATTGCACCAACGGAGGAAAATATGAATACTGACGAACGATTTGAGAAATTTGATGCGATGGTGGACCGAGCGTTTGCTAAAGCATTTGAGGTGCGTACCCCCTCTGAACCGAAGCGTAAGGTTACTGAATCATACGCTTCTATTGAGGAGTATACAGACAAAACAGGTAAAAGGTTTCGGATGCTAAAGGAGCAGAAGGACCGAGGACTTAATAGACAGGAAGCTTTTGAGGAACTTTATGGAGGTTCAAACTAATGATTAAAAATGAAGAATTGATTCGCACTTATGCCCCTGCGGCGTTTGCTACGGAGCCCGAAGATGGTAGAGTATCTGACCGATACTCTTTCCTCCCTACTACTGATATTCTGGAGATCCTTCAGGATGAGGGTTGGACTGCTTGGAAAGCCCAACAAGTGAGGGCTCGTACATGGTCTAAGGACCATGCCAAACACATTATCCGACTTCGCCATGAAGATCTGGATGTTAAGTCTTTTGGTGTTGGTGACTCCTTCCCTGAGATGCTTCTTATGAATGCTCACAATGGTCTGGGCAGTTATGACCTGATGGCTGGTATTTTCCGCATGATTTGCTCTAACGGAATGGTTGTGTCTGAGTCGGACTTCGGTAAGATTCACATTCGGCACATTGGTTTTGAGCCTCAACAGGTTATTAGTGCTTCGCGTGAGCTTGTTATGAATGCTACGAGGCTTTCTGATAAGGTTAACACATGGAAAGAAGTAAATCTTACTCCTCGTTCCCAGCAGGATTTCTTTGCTGATGCTGCAAAGATTCGTTTTGAGTCCCCTAACGAGGACATTCTACAAAACATGAAGCGTGTTAGGAGAGAAGAGGATCGAGGATTTGATCTTTGGAGAACTTTTAATGTGGCGCAGGAAAACTTGTTGCGGGGAGGTTACCTTAACACCTCTACCCGTAGGCAGGTGCGACCCATTACGAATATTCAAAAAGATGTAAAATATAATTCACAACTTTGGGATTTGGCTAGTAAATATAGTGAGGAGTATTCTTTGAACTAGTTATGACCCAATTCTTTGAAGAAGGTGAAGGCTCCCATCCTATGCATTATGATTCGGATGGGGGCTATATCACATACGCTCAAATGCAGTTTTATATGAACCGTCAAAGACCTAATAACGGTTCTACTATTATTTCCACCGACTCCTTCTTTAAATATTATAATACTTGTAAGAGGTATAATATTATAAGCGAGTGCATGGAAGAAGAGCCAGAAAGCGCACAGCTTTCTTGGAATGAAAAGAAGGGGTGTATCATTGTTATGTTCCCTGCTGATGGTCTTGTAGCAGAAAGGTTATCTATTTTAGAGGATAGAGGTAACCCGTCCAATTTTGGTGGTGGACTGTTTGGAGAATCTGAGTGAAAACTTACTTTGAATCTCTAGTGTTCTATTTCTTAGAAATGATAGGAGGAGGTATAAACTTCCTCTGTTCCTTAATTAGAGTTTACCCTAAGTTGGATTTAGGGGTAGATTACTTAGCTAAGATGTATTCTAAGCAGTACACCCAAGAAAACGATGACCAAGTAGCTCGTAGAAGAAAACTTCATGAGGAGGGGGATACCAAATTTGCAGATGCGAAGGATATTTTATGAAAAAAGGGAAACCTACTAAGGTTATTGTGAAGCACCCAAAGTCTAAGCCCGTTTCTCGGGGCAGAACAGAGAAAAAAATGAAATTAAAAAATATTCAGAGAAATCCTGAAGAATTTTATGAGTGGGAAGATGCCGATGAATTTGAAAAATTTGATAGAAGATGAAGATATGGAGCCACTTATTACTCATTTTAAGTGTTTCCCTGATGCGATAAGTTTTTCTGATTTCTCTGAATTACTTACTTATTATATAAATAAATGGAGAGGACATACAAATGCCAAGTGAATACATTCTAAAGCGATCAATCATTGATGGGAATAGAATCCAGAAAATCGCTAAAAAACTTATTGTGGAAGCGTCTGAGGATAGAGATTTAGCCTTAGATGCCTATCGTTATTTTAAAGATATGGTAGATGAGAATAATGCGGACGGGGTTTCTAAATCTCAAATGGTAGATTGCTTAAAACTTGCACAAAATTCTAAGAGTAACACTATTAAAATCTTAGACATGATGGTAAAAATGGAAGTGTCTAAAGAGAAGGACGAGGCGCAAGACAGTAAAGATTTTTCAGTTTTTAAGCAGTTGGACCTCAATGACTAAAAAGAGTACTTTAAAGGTTTATTGTAAAGAGCTAAACTTTGTCGCTCTTATGCATGAATTCACAACTGAAGAAGAATCTAGTGTATACCATAAGCTTAAAAAGAAAATTGAATCCGCAGAAAAGACATTCTTAGTTAAGAATTATGTAGAGTACCTTCTTAAGTGTGTGCTTGTGGAGGGGAAAGATTTAGTTATAGCTCTTAAGGATGGTTTAGATACTTCCGAGTATGAGAATGCCCTTAAGACTCTTTATGAGAGTGTTCTAAGTGCTTATCCGCACTTTTGCTTGGAAGCCATCTGCGCGGATTTAAATTCTACCCTTACAGGGGAGGACTTTCATTTTGTAATGGAGCAAATGGCGAAAGAGCTTCAAAAGCAGACTGTTAGAGAAGAGGTTCGTCATTACAAAGAAACTCCTAAGATAAAATCACTTAGGGATATTGAGAATACTAGACGATACCTCAACCGTGTAGTCATAGGGCAAGAGGAAGCTGTGTCTACTGTGGTTAATTCATTGAAGGTAATTGCTGCTGGCTTAAAGAATTTTACTTCCTTATTCTTTGTAGGTCCTACAGGAGTAGGCAAGACCAAGTTAGCGAAGGAGGTAGCTGGAAGATATACTCCCCATTTTTTTAAAATTAATTGCGCTGAGTATATTGGTAAGCATGAATACTCTAAGTTAATAGGGGCTCCTCCAGGGTATGTGGGGCATACGGATAAGAGCGTCTTGGCTGAAAAAGCTGAGGAATCTAATCGGTGGGTCTTCTTGTTTGATGAGATCGAGAAAGCTGACAGTAAGTTTTATGATTTCCTTCTCTCATTGTTGGATGAAGGGTATTGTACTGACAATATGGGAACTTCTTTGGATTTCTCTGAGTCTATCTTTATCTTCACATCTAATCAAGGACTCAAGGACTTGCGAATAGGAGAAAAAAAGTTAGGATTTGATAGGAAGGTTATTACCTACTCTGATTCAAAGGAAGATGTTGTGAAAGCATTAAAAGGTGAGTTTAACCCTGAGTTTTTAAATAGGATCGACCATCAGGTGTTCTTTAATGAAATTGATGAGGCATCAGCAAAAAAGATTGCCTCCCTAGAGTTAAAATGCTTACCAATTAAACGAACTGCCGCTCTTCTAAGCTATATAATAAGGAAAGCTTACTCCAGAGAGTACGGCGCAAGGAAGATTGCAAAGTTCATCCAAAATGATATCTCTCTAGAGTTAGCAGACGCTATTTTAACAGATAAGGGGGAGGATGGCAAGATAATCTATGTCCCTCGCTTTGTTAAAGGAAAGCTTATCATAGAATCCAATAAGAAAAAGGAATTAAATCATGGGAATGAATCGTCTTAACCGTCATGTGTTAGCCCGTTTAGGGAAGAAAGAGAAATTAACCGCAGGAAAAGCTAACCGTGGAGATGCTAAAATTAGGACTCCCTCTGAGAGGAATGGTTCCTTACTTGGTTTAGAGGAGGTAGCTCCTGCTCCTGCTCCTGCACCCAAAGCAAAAAAGAAAACTACAAAGAAAAAGTCTACTAAAAAATGAACACCTTCAAGAGAGTGCTTAAGCTGTTAGAGGGTGAGGATGAACGAGCGGTAATCCGTCGAAGAAAGGCAGCAGATGTTAAGTCGGGTCGCATGAGCAAGAAGCAGCGGATTGCCAGAGCCTTCGTTAAAGCCAAGAGACAAGGACGCACCAAGACTTCCTCATCTCTAATGTCTCGTTATATGGAAATGGAAGGGGAAAAGAAAAAATAACTTTGTTTATTTTTAAGCCCACAGTAGCTCTATAATATTACGCTGTCGGTTGGTGATAGCAATCTGTTCTTTGTACAGAAACTCCTATGAGAGAGAGGGATTTACGATCTTCATAAACGCATCCCTCTCTCTCCTTTTTTGTTGGGACAGTAGCTCAGTCGGTTAGAGCGCAGTCCTTATAAGGCTGTAGTCGATGGTTCAAGTCCATCCTGTCCTACCAGTATAATGCATAGCTACATTTTTAGAAATAGAATACGGTTGGCTAAAATATACGGGATGGTAGCCCAATCGGCAGAGGCAATAGACTTAAAATCTATCAAGTGTGGGTTCGAGTCCCACCCATCCTACCAATACACATTAAAATGAAACCTAAATATCACAAAAAAGGATGGGGATATGAACTGTGGATTCATAACACCCCTGAGTATTGTGGGAAGCTCTTGTTCTTTAAAGAGGGCAAGAGATGTTCCCTGCACTACCATGAGAAGAAGCGTGAGACATTTTACTTACAATCAGGTAAGATGCTTGTGCGCTACGCAGAGACGGATATAAGGGGAGATATGGACGAGGAAATGGAAGAGATACTATTAACCCCAGGGGATACATTTGAAGTATACAGAGGATTGCTACACCAGATGATTGCACTAGAGGATAGTGAATTGTTTGAGTTCTCAACTGAACACTTTGAGGATGATAGTTATAGGATAGAGAAAGGAGATTAAATATATGAAAGATAACTTTAATAAAATCGTGCTAAGTGCTGTACTAATTCTTGCAGCGATTCTAATGATGTCTAGTTGTGTGTCTCAAGCTGAATATCATCCTGCTTGTCCTGTGTGTGGTGAGTGTTATGCTAGTGACGAGCATCTTGATGCCCATTGTGCTACTAACTTTGAAGGTGTTGAGGCTAAGTTTGGAGCCCATGATTTCTTCTTAAAAGAGGATCCTTCTCTTGTAGCTACTAAATGTCTTACCTGTGGTATTCATTTCACTCACCCTTCATACGGTGAACACATTAAAACCTGCTGCCCATAGCTCTCGTAGCATAATTGGATAATGCAACGGACTTCTAATCCGTAGATTTCAGGTTCGAGTCCTGACGAGAGTACCACTACAGGGGATTAGGTTGGTTTCTTTTTTTCTTTCTTTTTAGGTGCAGGTTTCGCAGCGGTAGGATTCTTTCGAGCTTCTTCGCCTTTCTTAACAGCCTCAAGCTCCTTCTTATTCATCCCTTGGTAATGAGTCCTCATAGCTCTACCTAACTGTTGCAAGATGGAGGGATTACTAGCTGTCCCCCTTGCAACCCTAGATGCTGCTCTGAAGTGCAGGACTGCGCTGGAATGGGAGGCTTTTTCCTCAATTACTTTCAATAACTTCTTAAAGTTGCTCATGTTTCACCTATTATATATAGCTCATGTACCAATATAAAATCAAAACAATCGACCACATTGTAGATGGTGATACCTTCGACTGCACCGTGGACCTAGGCTTCAACATTACCCACAAAATCAGGGTGAGGATGTATGGAATTAATACACCAGAGAGTAGAACACGGGACTTGGAGGAAAAGGCCAGAGGATTAGCAAGTAAGAAGTATTTTACTGAGGTGATTACAAAATGGCTTGAAGAGGGTTCGCTCTTCGTTCATACAAAAGAGAAGGGTAAGTACGGAAGATACTTAGGTGTAGTGTTTAGCCTTAACCAAGCAGGTAGCATTAATGATTTACTAGTTGAAGAAGGATACGCAGTAAAGTATTTTGGTGGAAAGCGTTGAAGAGAGTCCTAATAACAGGGATTACGGGAAGTGGTGCTAGTTATTTGGCTGAGTATTTGGTCAAGTTCCACCCAGAGCTTGATGTGCATGGAGTAGCACGATGGCACAGCACCGCAACTAATAAGAATCTTGAGGATATTAAAGATCAGGTTACTGTTCATGAATGTGATTTAACTGATTTTAGTGCTATTCTATCCGTTTTGCGTGATGTAAGACCTGACTATGTGTTCCACCTTGCTGCTCATGCTAATGTTCATGCTTGCTTTAAGAACCCTTTATCTGTCCTAAACAACAACATCAATAATACTATTAATCTTTTTGAGGCTATTAAGTTTTTGGAGTTGGACCCAATCATCCAGTTCTGTGGCACATCTGAGGTGTACGGATTAGTTACGGAAAAGGATGTCCCTATTACGGAGGATCAAGCTTTAGATCCAGTTAATATTTATGCGGTATCTAAACTGACGCAAGAGAAGATCGCCATGTCCTAC